AATCATCATGGAAAGAATGGATAAAATCAGTGAAAAGCTTGACAAATTGTTTGAAGTTAAGTAAAATAGGTATATAGGAAATACGTATGTCAAAAAGAAGAAACAGAAAAAGATACAGTAACGGTTCTAGACAAGACTATACTAAAGGTGGTAGAGTTGGTTATGCCGAAGGTGATGCAGTAGAAGAAAAAAATGCTCGTGCTGAAGCTATAACACAAAATAGAGAAAAAGAAAGTATAAATATAAACATTCCCGGAACTCCCGGATATAATCCTGAAATTTCTACCAACGTACCTAAAGGTCCTTTTGGTGGAACTCCGGGTGGTGGCTTTGACTATGATAATATTCCCGGTTTAACACCGTCTCCAACACCTGCTCCTGAACCAACAGCAAGAGAAAAAAGAATTGAAGCTATTGGTCCTAAAATAGAACAAGCTGCACAAGGTGTTGTACCTGAAGCTGGTGTTATTAAACCTGCTGTTCAAGTTGGTATAGACCCAGAAACTGGAAAACCTATACCTGAACAAAAAGTTACAACTATGGCAGAACCTACAAAAGTTACTGCTGCACGAGCTACACAAGTTGCACCCGAACAAGTTACACAAGTTACTGATGTTTCTCAAGTAGAAGCTCCAAAGCCTATAGAAGCTGCACAAATGGAAGCAGCAACTATTGATACAGATGCCCAAGTAGATTTTGCAACTGGAGAAATTTCTGATGAAGCTCTTGCACAAGCTGCAGGTGTTGAACGTGTTGCTCCTATTGAAGCTGCTCAAATAGAAATAATTCCTGGTGCTTTAACTGAAAGGGTTGTAGGAACTATTAGTCCTAATGCATTAGCCCCTATTGTAGAAAATGTTGGAAGTTCTTTAGCTAAAGTTACACGAGCTAAAAAACAACTAACAAATGCTGGATTAAGTGAAGCAGACATTGAAGAGTTAGGTAATGACCCTGAAGCTCTTGAAGCTAGACTTATGGAGTTTAGTGAAGCTGAAAGAGGTATTATTGAAGGATTACCTGAAGAAGCTTTAGTATCTAATCAATTAAATAGTTTATTAAATGGTATTGAAGAAGGTCAAATTCCTACGTGGGCTAGACCTGCTGTATCTGCAGTAGAGTCTATGTTAGCACAACGTGGTATGTCCGCATCCACAGTGGGAAGAGATGCCTTGCTCAATGCTATTATACAATCTGCAATGCCTATTGCTCAGTCTAATGCTCAAGCTATCCAAGCAAGTGTTAGTCAACAGAAAACAATAGAAGCTCAAGAAGCTGAAGCAAATGCAGCAAGAAGACAACAGACAGCATTAACAAATGCTAGTACTGTTTTTCAAATGGACATGGCTCAATTCAGTGCTGACCAACAAACAGCATTATCTAACAGTAAGTTTTTACAAACTGTAGGAATTACTGAAGCTAACATGAGACAGCAAACAACTATTCAAGATGCAATACTAATGTCTCAAGCTAATTTAGCTGAAGCTGATTTTTTCCAAAAAACACAAATACAAAATGCTCAAGCGTTTTTACAAATGGATTTAACAAATCTTAATAATGAACAACAAGCAAATGTTTTAACAGCTCAACAAACTCAACAACGTTTATTAAGTAATCAGTCTGCAACAAATGCTGCAAGACAATTTAATGCTGCTAGTGAAAATCAAACACAACAGTTTATGGCAAATCTTGAAGCTCAAGCTCAACAATTTAATTCTTCTCAAGTAAATGCTATGAGTCAATTTAATGCTTCACAGACAAATGCTGCTGAAGCTCGTAGAGCTGCACGAGAAGCTGATTTAAATAAATTTAATGCACAGCTTGTTACACAGGTTGACCAGTTTAATTCTCAACAAGACTTTGCAAGAAATCAATGGAATGCACAAAACGCATCTGCTGTTGAAGCTTCTAATGTTCAATGGAGAAGACAAGCTAACACAGTTAATACTGCTGCACAAAATCAAATTAATATGCAAAACGCTATGAATGCTTTTAGTCTTAGTTCTCAGTCTTTGTCTTTTATGTGGCAAGAACTTAGAGACCAAGCAGACTTTGATTTTAGAGCTGCAGAAAATGAAGAAAACAGAAAGGCTCAAATTCTTTCTACAGCTATTGCAAACGAAGGTAAGTCTGGAGAAAAATATGATGACTACCTAACAAACCTTGTAAGTACTTTGGGTAATTCTTACAGGGGTGGACTTTACGGAGGATAAAATGGGATTTTTAAGAAAGGTTGGTAAAAAAATTAAAAAAGGAGTTAAGAAATTATTTGGCTCTAAGTTTGGTAAAATCCTTGGAGGCATTGGTTTAGCTATGATGTTTTGGGGTGGAGCTTCTTCGTTGTTTAGTGGTCAAGGTTGGTGGAAAGGAGTAGGAGATGCTGTTAAAAATATGAACCCTTTTGCAAAACCTGATTTAACAAGTGCTGTTAATGAAGTAGGAACAGTAGCAACTGATACTGTTGTAGGTACAGGAGCAGAAACTGTAAAATCAGAAGCATTAGCTGGAGCAGCCGAGTCTGTTAAGGCTGGATTACAAGTAGGTAAAGATGCAACTAAAACTTTAACAGACATACCATTTAGTGAATTAGACCTTGGGCAAAAAGTTGCAAAGGCTGGAGCAGAAACATTAGAATTTGTAACTCCTTCAAAAGATTTTGCAGCAGATGTCACTAAAGGAACTCTTACAGCATTAGCTGTTAGTGCTGCACAAGGCACACCAGTAGATGAAGGTGGTTATGGTAATGTTCAACCTAACATTGGTGGAGAACCTCCTCAATCAGCAATCTTAGCAGAAGTTAAAAATCAAATACCTACAATACAATCAAAAAGTTTTTTAGATTTGTATCGAGAGCCAATGTATGGTACACTATCTCCAAACTTTTTAGCACAATTCGGACAGGTATAAACTATGGCAATTTCAGAAAAAGCAACAAACTTTATGGGCTCAAGTCTAGCTAAAGGCAGACCCTTGCCCGGACAGTCTTTAACTAATTCACCTGACCAGCCTTACAACTGGGAAAAGCCTGTTGAAATTTCAAATCCAAACGAAGGTATGATGTATGTTTTTGAAAACTTAACAGTGCCAGAAACAACTTCAAATATTTTATTATCAGTTAGTAATGGTGTAGGTATTATTGATATTGCTTCTATTGTTTTATACACTGGATTTTTAGAAGGTAAATGGAATCCTGATTTAATGTTAATATTAATGGAACCAACCATGTATATGATTATGGCATTAGCAGAAAAAGCAGAAATAGAATATTCTTTAGAAACTGGAGACGACACAAGTCCAACAGAAATGGACCCACAAAAACAAGTAGATGAAATACAAGAGGGAGTCAATAGTTTAGAAGCTTTAAGAAAACAAGCAGCAGCTAGAGTTAATCCTCAATCTGTTCCATCTGAAATAAGAGAAATAGTTGAGCAAGTAGAAATACAACCAAGCTTACTAGAAAAAGTACAAAAAGAAAACAACACAAGTTTATTAAGCAAAGAGGTATAAAATGGCTCAAGATATTTTAAAAAATTTATTAGATAAAAGTGGTTCTGGTTTTAATGTTGGTGAATTACTTGGTACTTATCTTTCTAGCACAGGAAAAAGAAATAATAGAATGCGAAACATTTTAGGCTTAACAACTTTGTTTGGTTTAAAAGAAGATAGTATGCGTTCTAACGCTTTAAAAAATTTAAAAGAAAACGAAAGACTAAAGGTTTTTGACCAAGCTAAAGTTACTAATAGATGGAATGCTTATGATACTTTAATGAAAGAAGATGAATTATATAGAAAAAATCCAAATCATTTTAAGATTCAAGGAGAAGCAGAGTTTGCTAAATTAAATCCAAACTTTGACTTAAGCACAGAAGATGCTAGAAAAAAACGAGCAAAAGAAATTAATGATTGGGCACTTAATGCTAAAACATTACATGAATCTAAAATACAAAATCCTGCTTTTGAAGGCATAAATAAACGTATGACTAAAGAAGAATTCTTTAAGCCTTTTGAAGATTATTATGTTTCTAGACAACAAGCTATTACAGCTCCAAAAGAATTAAGTATTGTTCATAAAGCTTGGGATTATCTTGGAGGTAAGAAAAAAGATGAATTATCTCCACAAGAAATTGAAGCTAATAAAAATAAAGCTTTACGAGGCTCATTTGGATTTTTATTAGACCCAACAGAAGTTAAAGGTGAAGCTGAAATTGAATTGTTTAGAGACCCAAATGAATTTACGCTAACTAAACTTGAAGCTCAGTCTAGAATTATTGAAACTGTTAAAGATGCTGATTTACAAAGAAGTTTAATTAGAAATTTAAAGAAAGATACTTATACAACTAATGAATTAAAATCAGCTATGATTGTAGGTTCTACAAACTTTGACCCAATATTAGAAAAAGTTTCTCAAGCTCAAAGTACATTTGATACTCTTTGGAAACAAGAAAATAAAACAGTTCCTGTTATAGATGATGATAATTACAACAGTTATATTTTACGTAGAACAAATTATGTAGAAGAAAGAAGTGGATTAGGCGATAAAGATACTATTGAATTACGTAAGAAAATTTATTTACTAGAAGATTTAAAAAATAAAGGTGTTGATGAAAAAGACCCTGTTAGAAAATCTTTAGAAGCAGAAATAAAAGTTGCTGGAATTGATAAAGTTACATTAACTTTATTTAATACTGTTTTAGCAGAATTAACCGACCCTCTTACTTCAGCTTATTTAGAAAAACAAGGAATAAAAAGTGAAGTTTATGCACAAGATAAACTTAATGAATTTTTAAATATTTATAGCACAATATTTGAGTAAAAAATATGGCAGATAATAACGATAGTCTTTTTGACAAAGCTTCCTATGCTTATCCTACATACGGTAATTTATATCGTAGATTAACGGATGAACAAAAAGACGACATTAAAAGATTCCCTGCAAAAATAGCTTCGTCTATTCCAAGAGGAGTAATTGAATTTGCTAGAATGGTAACTGAGCCCGGTTCATTCCCATCTAGAATGGAAATGGAAACTGGAAAGTTAAGGTCTAAAGAAGAAATAGATAAATTACAAAAAGGCAGATTAGAAAGAATAGAAACAACAGAACAAGCTATTGACAAAGTTTATGGAGCTTTAGTTGGAGCTGATAATGTTGAAAGAAGTGAACGTGGTGACTATTCGGTTTCTTCTATTAAAGACCCTGTAAATTCTGTGGCTGATATTGTTAGTGATGTTGGAGAAATTGTTGCTAACGTTAGTTTAACAGGAAAAGCAATGAAAGGAATAGAAACAGCAACAAAAGCTAAAAAATATTTTAAAGATTTTGCTCAAGGCGAAATAGGTTTTCAATTAAGTCTTAATCCTTACGATGATGATGCACTTTTTCCACAAGTCATTGGTAATTTTATTACTGAAGACGATGGCATACTTGGTGACTTAAAAACTTATTTAGAAAGTGATGCTCAAGATAAAGGACAACTTGAAAATCGTATGCACCATTTAGCAGATAGTATTTTATTTGCTAGTGGTTTTACTGTTGGTGGTGCTGGTATCAGATATGGAAAAGAACAACTTGATGCTGGTATCAGATATGGAAAAGAACAACTTGATAAAACAGAATTTAGAGAACAATTTAAAAATTTTTTAAATAATATAGCTTCTAAAGGAAAAAATAGTGTTGATAATTTTTTAAATAAAGTATCAACTTTTAGAGATATGGATGCGACACAAAAAAAAGTAGCTTTATCTCATCGTCAAAAAGATATTCAAGCTGGTAAAGTTGTTGGTAAAGGTGATATAAAAGCATTAGAACCTTCATCAAGAACAAAATGGCTAACAAGTATTAATTTACAATTTAGTGACAGTGCAATTCTTCGTAGTTTAGAAAACTTTAGAACAAAACTTTTTAGTACACGAGGTGGTAAGTCTAGACAGTTACATGAAAACTTTTTAAAAACAGAAAACTTAAAAGAAAAATGGTCAGATGAAATAAACAACATAGCATTTAATTTAGAATCTAATATTGATGAAATTGTTGAGTTAGTTGGAAAAGACAAAGAAGATTTATTAGATGATGTAAGTAGAGTTTTATTTTGGGACAGGCGAAGTCCAACAATTGTGACAAGTAAAGGCACAAGTTTAGGAACACAGCAAGGTCCTGAATTTGAAAAAGCTTTACGAAAACTTCCAAAAGAATTACAACAACCAGTTAGAGCTTTCAGAGCTTTACAAGATGATTTAAGTATTAAAATGTTAGAAACAGATTATCTAACAGAAACACAAAGAAAAATTTATAATGATAGTCTTGGTTTTTATGTACGAAGGTCTTACAAACTATTTGAAGACCCTAACTATGTACCTACTCCAAAAGCTTTTAAAGAAGCCGAAGATTATTTTACAGCACAAAAATTAAAACAAAACCCAGACATATCTCCAGATGAATTAAAACTTCAAGTAGCTGCAGATATGAATTTAATCTTAAGAGACAATGTAAGTTCTAATAATTTTACAGCAAACTTAGAAAAGTTTGATATGATTCGCAAAAGTATTTTAAGAGGTAGAAAAGATATACCCCCTGTTTTAAGAAATTTAATGGGTGAAATAGATAATCCTATACAAAGTCTTATACACTCAACCACAAAATTAAGTAAGCTATATGAAGATGCTAAATTTTATGATACAGCTTATAATGATGGTTTAGGGATTTATTTTAGAGAAACACCAGAAGGAATTTTTAAAGAAGAAATACCTGCTGGTTATGGTAAATTATCAGGTACATATACTAGCCCTGACTTACTTCAATATTTTTCTGACTATAAAAAATTTGGTGTTCAAACATTAGAAAATGAAAGTATTGGAGGCAATATATATAGAAATCTTTTATTGTTAAAAGGTTTATCTCAAGCATCTAAAACAGTTTGGAGTCATACAACACACGTAAAAAATATGACCGGGGGAGTTCAAATGTCTTTAGCAAACGGTGTTAATGTGTTTGATGGAGAAATGACAAAACGAGTAAGAAAAATTTTAAATGCAAAAACCAGCAATGATTTTGAATTGCAAAAATTTCATGAAGAACTTTCTGGTAGAGGTTTGTTAAACAAAGGAGTTATTGCAAGAGACTTACAAGGATTATCAAGCGATATATCTAAAATTAAAAAAGGAGCTGTTGTTGGTAAAATTGATTGGCTATTAGATAAAATGCCAGTACCATATTATTCCTTTAAAAAAGGTAAGATTCAAGTTACATCTCCAAAAGGAATAGCAGCAGAAGCTCAAAATAAATATATAGGTCAAGATGATTTTTTTAAAGTTAACATGTATATTAGAGAACAAGACTATTTAAATAAATTTAATAATGCATTACCTAAGGATTCAAAATTTGATTTTTATAGATTTACAGAAGAAACATTAAAAGACGAAGCAGCTTTAATAACAAGAGATGTTTTACCTAACTATGATTTAGTTCCTGAGTTTTTAAAAGATTTAAGAAGAATGCCAATGTTTGGTCGATTTTTTTCTTTTATGGCAGAATCAGTCAGAATATCTGCCAACACTATTACACGAGGAATTAATGAGGTTAAGTTTGGAAATGCTCTAATAAAAGATGGAGCTGAAGAAGCTGGAAAACTGGTTAGAAAAAGAGGAAGTCTTAGACTTGGAGCATTTACAGCAATTGCTGGAGGAACAGCAACAGCAGCACAAGAAACATCTAAAGTATTAGCTGGTCTTGGGAGCGATGGATTAGATGCTATAAAAGATTTTTTACCTGATTATATGAGAAACTCTAATGTTACTGTTTCAGTTGCTCCTGATGGCACACCTATGATAGGAAACTTAAGCTCATGGGATGCTTATGATTTTCCAAAAAAACCATTACAAGTTTTAATTAATAAAAATTTAATAGACCCTGATGTTGATGAAGAGGGAACTCTCAAAGATGTTTTAACAACATTAACAACAGAAATGGTTTCACCATTTTTAGGTGAATCAATTATTCAAGAACAAATTAGTAATTTTATTTTAAGAGGTGGTAGAGATTTAGACGGAAACTTAATACGTAATCCATTTGATAAAACTATGAGGTTTGATGATAGTGGTAGTTTAACCTATCGTCTTACGAATAAAGACAACTTAACTATATTTATGGCAAATATGTTAGAGTCTATAACTCCGGGCTCTGTAACAAGAGCAACTGATTGGATAGACACAATTGGAAAAGAACAAACTGCTTTTGACCAAGACATTTATCCTGTTCAATCTTTTATAAAATTTTTAACAGGATACGGAATGCAGCCAATGAATAAAGAATATTTAGAAAATATTTATACGTATAAAGCTAATGATTTATTAAAAGAAAAAGGGAAAAGACGTAGAAGATTGTTTGATGGGTTAGGCGATGAGTTAGATATAGATACTTTTACAAATAAATATTTAAAAGAAAATTTATTATACTACAAAGACTACGCAAAGTTTCAAAAAATGAGTGCTTCGGCTGATAAATTAAATTTAAATACTACCGGATTACTCAAAGAAGCTGGAATGAGCCGAGCAGACATGATTAATTTTATTACCACAAATAAAACTTATAGTCCATTAGGAATAACAGAAACATTAAAATTAGAACTTCTTGATAAAGCAAAAAACACTAGTGATTATATTGATGTTTTAATGGATATTAAAGCAATTGATTCTAAACTAGGTAATCTTCCTGTTATTTTTGACCCTGATAATTATAAAATGCAAAAAGAAAACATTGAAGAAATTAAAGAAAGTTTAAGAGAAGACTATGCAGAAGGTGGAGTAGTCAGCGAAGATTATCCAGTACCTTTTGTTAAGTTAGACCCAAAAGAACGAGAAAGCGATGACTTAGGTGGACGGAGTTATGCTGAACAAATGAAAAAACTAGGATTGTAACATGAACATCGAACAATGTAAAGCTGAAATCAACGACACGAAGGCGAAGTCCTAGAGATTTATATGGATAGTTTAGGCTATAAGACTCTAGGAGTTGGTCACCTATGTCAACCCCATGACCCTGAATATGATTGGGAAGTTGGTACGCCTGTA